TCAAACGGCTACGACCGTCCAGTCTTTTCCGCGGTCATCATGGTACCTTGCCGTCTGTTGTGGTGATTTGTGACCGAGTAATTTTTGTGTATCGATCCCCTGGACCTCATACAGTCTTTCTGACAGCGAACGTTGTTCGTGGAATGTTGGTGCCTTACCCTCAGGCCATGAAAGCCCTGAGCGATTTCTGGCTTTTTTGAACGTGGTTGTTATCGAACTGGCTGAAACTTTATCGCCCCTCGTTGCCTGCGATGTGCTGTGCCGGAAATGCACCAAATATTTGCTGACCACGGCATCACGGCATTTAGCCACAACCTCACGCAGGGAAATATTCAGCGCCTCACAACGAAGTGATAGCGGCAGCGCCACTTTGGCGCCAGTCTTTTCTTGCTCGACGTGGAGCATGTCATCCCAAATGTCGGTGAACTTCATTCGGGAAATATCCCCGATTCGCTGACCGGTGACCACGGCCAGCAGCATCGCGCACTGAAGATATGGCGGGTGGCGTTCGGCCGCGGCGTAAATTGCTTTCCACTCCTCGAGGGAAAGTCGTTCTCGTATTACCCGATTGCGTGGCTGACGTGTGGCCTGCGCCGGGTTGTAGCCAGGAGGAACATGCCCGGCATGCTGAGCTTCCTTGAAGACGTCGATCAATGTAGTCCGGACTACCTGCGCCATGCGGTTGTAGCCCTGGGCCTTTACCATGTCCACGACTTCCGCTATTTCCAGCGTTGTAATGTCTTTCAGATACATCATCCCGGAGTGCTGGCGAAGCAGTTCAACGGGTTTTTTCTTCTGTTTCACTGAGTTGAGTTTAATATCCCCTGTTTCAAGTCGCTCCTGTTGGATGGCAAGGTAGCGATCAAGCCACGTAGTAACGGTGATAAACTCCCTAGACTCGCGCATGCGGGCGATTTTTTCGTTTACGCTCAGGATCTGCCGAGTGCGCTGCTCCGCTATGATCGAGTTAGCCTCGGAAGCTACTTGACGCGCTTCTGCTTCATCAGTTCCAAGACTATGGAAGCGCCCTGAGATCGGATGTTTGTATTGCCAATAAACCTTTTCTGTACGCTTATCAAGTTTGCAGTAAAGGTTTGGAATAGAAATGTTATGAGTTCTTGGTCTAGCAGCCATCTGCAATAATCCGTCGTAGTTTAGGACTGGCCCTTACAGGTAATTTAGGCTCTGCAAGGATTCCAACGAAGCGTGCCGAGCGGTCAACCATCCAGCATCTTCCAACTTTAATAGCTGGAGGAGCCATCATCTTTCCTTTGGCATATTTTTTAAGCACACGTTCGCTTGGAGCTTGCTCGCCGAATTCCTCTCTTGCCCAATCCATTAAGGGGATCATTCGTGACATTATTTTCTCCACTCAGCCCGGCTGCACCCGGGCGTTTCACCTTCTTCTCTGGCGGCAGGATTTACCGCTGCCGTATCGTGCGACATCAATCGGTCGAATTCGTGGCCAGTGGCTACCAACTTACCAACTATGCGTTGCTTTGAAATTCCCTCATGCTATTCCGTCTTCGATGGGTTTAATGCTGGCAAGCTTAAGACGTCGTGACGTAAGCGGCGCGCCGCAACGTCGGCCATCTTCTTTGCGATACGTTTCATTACGTCCCACGCACCACGTAGTCGCTGTTTCACGGAGCTTCACCGTTTTTTCACCATCTTTGGTGATGATGATTCCGGTATGGGTTTTAACTTTGCTCATTCTGCGTGCTCCTCAATCATTAACAGTAAAGAGGCTGTATTGACCAGATACAGCTTTATGGTTGTATTTGACATACCGATTCATCCTCGATATTCAATTTGATGCTTGGCAACAGTGTGTAATCGCAATAGCACTCAATATGGCTTGCGCATCTGTCCTCGCTTGTTACTGGCCTTTCATCAACTTTTTCGGCATGCTGCATAATTGCGCCCCAGCACACGCTATCAACTTCGTCACTCCAGCCATCACAGGCTGACTCGCGGAAGTATTCGATAGCGTCCTGGGCCTCTTTCTGTGCTCGCTCTGCCGTGTCGTGGTTGGTAAAGCCACCATCAGTGTCATACGCGAAATACCCAATTGGTTTCGCGGAGAGCGTTATCGCCTCAAGCGCGGCGATGCGCTTCGCTGTAGTGTCCAGCGCCGCCATGGCACCTATGTGCGCCAAATTTAGCGCCTCCAACCGAGATGCCATTTCCCGTACCAGTTCAGAATAAACGCCGGTCTGCTTGATGCTGGTGGAGTAGCTGTGTGCCGTTCTGACCAGCTCAATGATGGTCATTTTTGCCAGTTGCTCTTTCATTGGCGCGCCTCGCTCAGTTCATTGAAGCGGTCCATGAACAGACCATAGGCCTGGCCTGGGCGCAGTGGTACAACCTGAATCAGATCAGACGCGGGAACGCCCTCAAGGATCAGACACTGCGTACCATCATCAATCTCCAGATCGCGGCGTTCGGTCGCCAGCATGATGAGATCTGCATATTTGACCAGGTCGGACTGATGCAGGGGCAACCCGAACTTAGAGCGGATCAGGTCATCCACTTGTGTTTCGATGCGGCGATAGTCCGGCAGCAGTCTTTTCAGGGGCGCAGGGATGTCCTGGCAGTACGCTTCAGCGGCGTCATGCATCAGTGCTTCAAAGGCGTATTCCGCCGGGACGATCTGGCTGCACAGAACGGAGTGCTGCGCCACGCTGTAAAACTCCGGCAGGTGACCGGCAAAGCGGCAAATATTGGACAGGGCAGTGGCGATGTCCTCAATATCAACATCGTCTTTTTGCGCGTTCAGGTAATCAAAATGCTTACCGCTCAAGGTTTGAATAAAGGACATCGTTAATTCTCCGTGTTATTTCGCGCTGCACCGCGTCGAATTTTGGTTACAGGAATCCCTCGCCCATCGGCGATAATTAATAAGGATCCGCTTCCATAAATGCCCCCTGAGGGGGCATTTGCAGCAGCAGACTAAGCGGTGAACGCGCCGATAAAAGTTTCTACCTGGCTGTCTTTGAATTTTTCGACCAGTAGATCGCGGAATTCCACAGCCATATCTTCCTGCTGGGCTTCCAGCTGGACGATGCGCAGCACCAGCGTCGGGCGATCGCCGCCAATGATACTCAGACGCAACTTAAACGGGCGCTCATTCAGGCCTTCAAATGGCACGCACTTAAATTCGAAAGCCACCGGCATAATGTCCTGCGTTCTGGCTTCAACTGATTCCATCAAAGAGCGCTTACCACTGAAGTCTTGATCTTCAAAGTCTGCTTTTTGGATCGATTCGATGGAGATCTTGCGGATTGCAGCAGCCGATCGCTTGGCATCGAGCACTGCACCTTCAGCATCAAAGCCGAGCAGATTTTCCGCCCAGTCTTCCAGCCATTCCGCCAGCTCTATTTGAGTATGGCGTTCGCCGTTAATGGAGAGCAGCGAAGAGTACGGTGCTGTCTTTTTCAGAGCGAGCAGGGCGGTGTTGTCGGCATGGCCGGGATTCACCAGAGTGCCCAGGTTGAAGACGGAAACTGCGCGCATCTCATCTGCATTGATGAAGCAACGTGTGCCTTCTTCGGCGTAGCCGGTGGAATAGCGGGAAAAATCTTCGATACTGGCTGTCTGCATCTTCCCGCGAAAACGGAAGCGCTCTAACGACAGACGCTCCAGGCTTTCAATACTTGCGCCAGCCGGGATCACAGCTGCCGGACAGTCCACTGAAGACAGTTTTTCTTCCAGGAACTGGGAAAGGACAAGGTTTTGCACTTTTTCGATAGCGCCTGAGTCTAAAGAGTAGGACATGTGATTTCCTTAAATGGGGTTAACGGTAGGGCTTACTGTTGAGCGCGGAGCTTCGCGTTAGGATCACCGGCCAGGGTAAAGAGCTGTCCCTGGTCTTCCTGCAAAATAGAAAGCTTGCCGCCGCGGTTCACATACATCGGCGTTTCGGTAGTGTCCTCCTCGGACGATTTACCGCGTGGGGTAGGGCGTACATAAGCCAGCTTGTGCTTGATCATCACGCGCTTCTCTTCGACAGAGTTGCTCATGCGGTCCAGCTCAAAGGTCAAAGTTACTTTCCCCTTCTGGCCGTTGTTCAGCACGCCAAAGGCAACCTCACTCAGCGCCACGGCGATCTTGTTCTGGAACACGCCGCCGTCCAGTTCGCCCATAAACTCAGGCACATCGGTCAAACGTTCATTACTCATCGGGTATACCCTCTGAAAGTAGGCTGCTGACACAGCCGGGTTAGTTTCTCCACACAACACAGAAGAGCACCTGCACAATATCTCGACTGCAATCGCCTTATGTACCCGGGTGGATTGGGTTATGAGCCCGTCGCCCGGTGATGCTCTTGTGTGTTGGGTAAAAAAGTGCGGCGCCCTCACGGGAAAATAAGATCAGACGCCGCCAAGCAACTACCACGTTTTATTTTTTTGGATCACAGGGAGTTTCGGGCGGGGTGCCGATGACTAGTCGGCAACCCTACGGTATTCCGTAGCTGGTGCCCGTGGGTTGGACGGGACCGTGTTCACCAGGTGAGCGCTTTGATTTGGTAGTCACTCCAAACCGCAACCCCTCCCGAAACTTCCTGCTTGCGGTTCATCCGGTCATTCATACGCCACCGGCGGCTACTTCGTGGGCGTCCTGCCTGTTCGCTTTAGGTGATACAACTATGTACCAATAGTTCACTTGTGTAAAGTACCAAAAGTACAATCATTTCTTGTGGGAAGTATAATGCGATGTTTTGAAAGGTTTTTTTAAGAAAATTCGATTATTCTGGGATGAGTTGCTTGATTGAGATAGGCTAAAAAAAGAACTGAGGTTATGAAAGATTCTACTTCTTAAATTATATTTAATGCAGTGGAAGTAATTTCAGCAGCTTAATAGCTGTTTCTAGCGCAGGCTTTGTATCACCGATACTGATAAGGCCATACTCCCCAAAGCTAGATTTCATTCCTGTAAAGGAAGTTGCATACGCATACTGCTCATAATGGTCTAACAAAGCTTGGCTTCTTTTCTCATCCATAAGGTCACATACGAGTAGTATTTGCTCTCTTTGGATTTTTGTATTGTAAAAATCCTTGTTTTTTATAGAGTCAATTTGCTTGATAATTTCAAGCCTTATAGGCAATACGATTGAGTTATACTCTTTCCTTTTTTCTCCCTTAATGGCTACACGATAACTAATCAAGCCGCTTGCAGGAACTGCAACGATTGATATTATTATTGCAATAGTTGATACGATTTCACTGTATGTCATGGAGTATTCTTTATGTCCACATCAGATTTTCTTGCAACACTAGCTTTAGCCATCTCGCTGACCAATATAGGTTTTGTTCTCTATGGGCTTTGGATAACCAGGAAATGGTAATTCAGAGCAAGTCATTGAGATAAAAGGCTACAGCTTGTTATACTTAATTGATTCATGTATCAAAGCCTTACCCATGACATAAAGTTGATCTTGGTTTTTTTCTTCTATGTACCAAGTCTCATAAGCTGGGTTATCAGAAAGGACCGCTAGGCGATCTCCTTGCATCTGAAGGCGCTTCACATAAAATGTTCTGCCAAATACAAATGAGTAAATCCCATCGGTATTAAAATGGCGAACTGAAATATCCACAAATAACCGATCTCCGGAAACCAAAGTAGGTGACATACTATCACCGTTAACTGTCATTACTTTTACAGTGTCTTGAGAGCGATTACCGAATAACTCTTTTCCATGGCCTACAGTAAACTCTATAGCGTAGAGAACGTCGACATGCTCAGAAAGCATATAAGCGCCTGGTCCCGCGCTAACTGTAAGATCCAAGACATCAACGCGATAAATATCATTATGTTTACTGCGGTCGGTGTCGATACCATCCTCGCTCGATTCGCCAAGCAGGTATGATCCTGACGTACCAATTATTGTCGCCAAATCCTGTAGCCTCCCGCGTCGAGGTATTGATTCCCCGTTGAACCACTTGCTTACAGCCTTTGGCGTGAGCTTCATCCTTTTTGCGATGACAGCTTGGCGCCCGGGCATCAATAAACCAGCTTTATCACAGGCCAGCGCTAGCCTACGGGAAAACTCTTTTCGCGCTTTATCTTCCTGAACCATAAGTTCAATCATAGATGGACTTGCGTGTACTATCAGTTCCGACATAATATGTACTTTAAGTTCACAACATGAGGTGCATATGCAAGAAGAAAAAACTCCAACTCTTTCTGAGGCCATAAAAGCTATTGGGGTAATGACCATCGCAAATGCCTGCGGATGTAGCTCAAGGGCAATTTATAAATGGATGGAAAAAGGCTCCCTTCCTCGCACTGATTTCACTGGAGAAACCGAATATGCCGAACGCATCGCAAACGCCTCCAGCGGTTTATATACCGCCGAAATGATTAAACAGATCAGTCGGCCTCAGAAGATTAACGAAACGGCATCACAACAGTAACCACCGATTCAAGGAGTTAACCGTGGGTAATGAGTCCTGGAAAATAGAGAAGCAACCAGCATGGCTGGTGGCAGCCATCAAAAAAACCATTTCCAGTTTGCCGGGTGGCTACACCGAAGCAGCTGAATGGCTGGGCGTTACTGAAGACGCGCTGTTTAACCGCCTGCGCACTGGTGGCGATCAGATTTTCCCGATGGGCTGGGCAATGGTTCTCCAGCAGGCCAGCGGCACAAAGCATATTGCCGACGCGGTTTCACGCCAGTCCAACAGCGTAAATGTTCCGCTGGTGGATATTGAAGACGTGGATAACGCCGACATCAATCAGCGCCTCATGGAAACCTTTGAATGGATCAGCGAGCACTCGCGCTTCGTTCGACAGGCTACTGCCGACGGAATTATTGACCAGGCAGAACGGGCACAAATCGAAGAGAACAGCTATCAGGTGATGGCTAAGTGGCAGGAGCATTTAACGCTGCTTTATCGCGTTTTTTGTGCGCCAGAAAAGAGTGACGCCCGCGAGTGTGCAGCTCCGGGCGCCGTGGCGTTTCGTAAACGTGTGGAGAACTAACGCATGAACAGTTTAACGGCTATTTGCCGCTTACCGCAACTGCGGATGATCCCGGTGCCGGGACAGCCGCTGTTTCGGTATGAACGCAGAATATCAAACCGCTGGGTGGCGTGTAACCACAGCCGCGCGCGGGCAATCGTGGGTGTGTATTACCGGAGGGCGAAAGCGTTATGCGTGAACTCAACCGATGGTTCAAAGACCACCACGGTATTCCCGTCCAGGTCATCAGATGGGAGCCAGAAACCCGGCGCGTTATCTATCTGCGAAAAGGTTATGAGTACGGTGAATGTTTCAGCCCGCTCGAACAGTTCCAGCGAAAGTTCAGGGAAATAGAGGGCGATCATGAGCAATAAATTAACTGGCTACGTTTGGGATGCATGCGCCGCTTCAGGCATGAAGCTCTCCAGCGTGGCTATCATGGCCCGGCTGGCAGACTTCAGCAATGACGAGGGCATCAGCTGGCCTTCCATCGGCACCATTGCCCGTCAGATTGGCGCGGGCGAAAGCACCGTGCGCACCGCGATTGCGCAGCTGGAAAAAGACAACTGGCTTTCGCGTAAACAGCGCCGGCAGGGAAACCGTAACGCATCGAACGTATATCAGCTGAACGTGACAAAGCTACAGGCCGCCGCATTCTCTCACCTGTCAGATTCTGACCCGTCAAATTCTGACGCATCAAAATCTGATGCATCAGAATCTGACACATCAAAATTTGAGGCATCAAAAAACAACGCTGGCGGCAGTTTTGACCCGTCAGAATCTGGCGGGGATCCGTCAGTAAAATCAACTACAGATCCACAAGTAAATTCAAAACCCTCTTGTCCGGTTGCTGCGCAACCCGACCCGGAAGTTGTGCTGACTGATTTTGCGATCGAGGTGCTTTCTCACCTGAACCTGATCAGCGGATCCCGTTACCAGAAATCAAAAACCTCACTGGAGAACATCCGGGCGAGACTGCGGGAAGGTTACAGCGTTGCGGATCTGAAGCTGGTGATTGACCTGAAACACGAGCACTGGCGTGAGAACGACGAGCAGTACCAGTACATGCGTCCTGAAACGCTGTTCGGTCCGAAGAAGTTCGAAGGCTATCTGCAGAGCGCAACGCGCTGGGAAGCGAAGGGGCGCCCGGCGCGGGAAACGTGGAATAAAAACCAGGAGCGGGATGTTAATGCGATCACCGCCTGCGATAACAAGATTCCAGAGGGATTCCGGGGATGAGCGATCTTACTTCAGACGACACCATGCTTAACCAATATTGCCAGGCGCTGGTAGAACTCCGCAGCCGTCCGTCACATGAGCTTAAAGAAATTGGTGATCAGTGGCGTACACCCGAAAACATTTTCTGGGGCATTAACGCGATGTTCGGCCCGCTGGTGCTGGATCTGTTCACCGATGGCGAGAACAGCAAATGCGAAGCGTATTACACCGCTGAAGATAACGCGTTGACGCAGGACTGGTCCGCTAGCCTGAAAGAACTGCGTGGCGCCGCGTACGGCAACCCGCCGTATAGCCGCGCATCGCAGCACGACGGGGAATACATTACCGGCATGCGTTACATCATGCAGCACGCCAGCGCGATGCGCGATAAAGGCGGACGGTATGTATTTCTCATCAAGGCAGCCACCAGCGAAGTGTGGTGGCCGGAAGACGCCGATCACATCGCGTTTATCCGTGGACGCCTCGGGTTTGATCTCCCTCGCTGGTTCATTCCGAAAGATGAAAAACAGGTTCCGTCAGGAGCGTTCTTCGCAGGGGCGATCGCTGTATTCGACAAAAACTGGCGTGGCCCGGCGATCAGCTATATCGAGCGTAAGGATCTGGAAGCGCGCGGCGATGCATTTATCGCACAGATCCGGCGCGAGGCTATGAGACTGCTACCCCAGATGCAACAACAAAATATTCCGGAAGTTATTCCTGGCGCAGGCGATGAGGCTGTCGAATGCGCAGAAGCTCTGGATCTGGCCGATGCAGTTGCGCTGCCAGGATCTGCAACCAGTTCCGAAGACATCCTTCCACTTAACCAGGCTGATATTCTTGCGAAGAGCGGTATTAAAGCATGGGCCTGTGTCCGGGCGGTTTTTGGCGACAAGGAAGAGTACACCTTCAAGGAGTCAAAGTTTGCTCACGTATGGGCCTCCGACAATGTTTCCCAGCCGACTGTTGTAATGGTAAGCGCAGGTGACATTGCTGTGGCAGAAGTTCTGATCGCTGATAAAAGTGTGCAGCTGGCGGTCAGCGAATGGCTGGACCTGAATTACGCGGAGAATGACCCGGATAAAGCTGATATGCAGGAACGGCTGCATATCGCTGGCATGGAAGCGATGAACGAATATGGCATGGCGATCCCGACATTTCTGGATGTCATCAAAGAAATGGATCCCGCGGCGCGCTGCAACATTCGCACTATTCGTGTCACGCTGAAGGATTTCAGCAGCAAAGCCTCCCTGAAGGAGGATGCAGCGTGAAAAATCTGACCGCCCGCCAACAAGAAGTTTTATCTCTGATCGTGGCTTTCCAGAAAGAGCACGGTATCCCACCAACGCAAAAAGAAGTTGCCGACCTGATGGGCGCGGCGTCTCCGAACGCGGCGACCGAACTGCTACGTGCGCTTCAGCGCAAAGGTGCGATCACCCTGGTGCCGGGCGTGAGCCGGGGCATATCGATAAACAGCCAGAGCGCAGAGGATGAGGCTATATCACTGCTGCGCTCGCTGGTGGCTGGCGATCAGCATGCACGGGAAGAAGCTATCGCCTTTCTCGAAATGCGCGGAGTGGCCGTATGAAACTGACGCTGCCATTTCCTCCAAGCGTAAACACCTACTGGCGCGCCCCGAATAAGGGGCCGCTGGCCGGGCGCCATCTCATCAGCGCCGCCGGGCGCAAATATCAGAGCGATGCCTGCGCTGCGATCATCGAGCAGTTGCGCCGTTTACCTAAACCGTCAGCAGAAGCCGCTGCGGTTGAAATCATGCTGTATCCGCCGGACGCTCGCCGCCGGGACATCGACAACTACAACAAAGCGCTGTTCGACGCGCTGACACACGCTGGTGTCTGGGAGGACGACAGCCAGGTAAAACGTATGCTGGTGGAATGGGGGCCAGTGATAAAGAAGGGAAGGGTAGAAATCACGATCAGCAAATTTGAAACCGTGGCGAGTGCAGTCGCCGAATAAGTGGAGAAGATCATGAACGATTTAATCAACGTAACCAGCGCGCTGACGATGTCCAGCCGTGAAATTGCCGATCTGGTGGAGTCTCGCCACGACGATGTTAAGCGATCAATCGAACGCCTGGCTGAGCGAAGCATTATTCAACTTCCGCCACTGGCGGATGTTAAAAATCACCTCAATCAGACGGTATCCGTTTACCTGGTGAACAAGCGTGACAGTTATGTCGTTGTGGCACAGCTGTCGCCAGAATTTACCGCGCGTCTGGTTGACCGCTGGCAGGAGCTCGAACAGACGCAGCAAATCCCTTTGCCACAATCTCTGCCTGATGCGCTTCGCCTCGCTGCGGATCTGGCAGAGCAAAAGCAGAAGCTGACGGCAGAGCTGGCCGCCGCGGCGCCGAAGGTGGAGTTTGTAGATCGCTACTGTACTGCCAGCGGATCCATGTCGTTCCGTCAGGTGGCGAAATTGCTCGGTGTCAAAGAGCCAGAGTTCCGCCTGTTCCTCATCGATAACAACATTATGTACCGGCTGGCGGGCACGCTGACACCTCATCATCAGCATATCGATCTCGGTCGGTTCGAAGTTAAGACCGGCACTTCGTCAGCTACCAACCACGCATTCAGCCAGGCGCGCTTTACCGCCAAAGGCATCAAGTGGATCGGCGGCCTGTGGGCGGAACATCTGGCGAAAGGAAAAGCAGCATGAGGGCACTGCTCAAACCGGTCGTTGTCCGGGAGCTGGGTGTGGTGATGTTCCGTCCCGGAGCTGAGTTGCTGGCGCACTTCAGCCGCGGGCGCATGTTGCTGGAGAACGAACCGGAACGTCTGGCCGGGTTACCGTCCGGACAAATCCCGCCCGCCGCGCAGCCGCTGGCAGAAGATCCGATGCTGGTACCGGTGTTTGAAAACGAGAAGGTGATCGCGCGCGCCGGTGGCATGTCTGGCCTGGAAAACTGGCTGATGCGCGGCGGTGAATGTCAGTATCCGCACGGCACCTATCACATGGAAAACGTGACGGCATTCCATCATGCGCCCGGCGTGATCCGCGTCTGCTGGCACTGCGATAACACACTGCGCGGCCAGTTCACCGAGCGCCTGGCGGGCATCGCCCGGGCGAACCTGGCGCAGTGGCTCATTGAGTTCGTACGAATGGCGCTGGGCTTTGATGATACCCACCAGCTGACGATCCCGGAGCTGTGCTGGTGGCTGGTGCGTAACGATCTGGCTGAAGTTATTCCCGAAGAGCTGGCGCGCCATGCGTTACGCCTGCCGGTGGCAACCATTCCGTCGTTGTATCGCGAAAGCGAGCTGGTACCGGCACCGGCGGCCACCAGCATCATTGAGGAAAAGGCGAAGCAGGTGCTGGCACTGCGCATCGATCCGGAATCGCCGGAGTCCTTTATGCGACGCCCGAAGCGTAAGCGCTGGGAGAATGAGAAATACACCAGATGGGTAAAGGCGCAGCCGTGCGCCTGCTGTAGCAATCCTGCTGACGATCCGCATCACGTCATCGGCTACGGTCAGGGTGGAATGGGCACCAAAACGCATGACCTCTTCGTGATACCGCTGTGCAGAGCGCATCACGACGAGTTGCACGCTGACATGAAGGCGTTTGAAGAAAAATATGGCACGCAGCCCGAGCTGCTGCTGAAGACATTAGACCGCGCGCTGGCGATCGGCGTACTGGCGTAAGTGGAGTGGAGACCACCATGAATTTAGATAGCATCGTTAAATTTTTCGCGCCGAAAGGCATGCATATTTCTGACAGCGTAAGGGCTACAGCAAGCGAACAGCTGACTGTAACGGATGTAATGGCTGCACTCGGTATGACGCAGGCCGACGCTGGCATTGGGCTGGCAATGTTTTTGGGAAAGGCCGGGGTAAGCGCACAGGATAAAGAGGCGGCGATCCGCTGGCTGTCAGAATATGCGAAAGAACACGTCCCGCTGGCTATTCGTCGTGCCGCCGGGAAGAAATTACCGTTGTGCATGCTGTTGCTGGCGAAGTACGCCTATAACGATTACGCCTCATCAGCGGCTGACACCGTCGACTGCCCTAAGTGCGCCGGAAAGGGCCTGATCAACACCACCTGCAAAATCACTAAAAGCCATTACACAATGAAGCTGCCTGAGTTCGCCAAAAAACTGGGGCAGTCACCATCGGATTTTGAGTCCTTCCGTGAAGTAGAGGAAGCAAAGCAATGCCTGTGCTCTAAATGTAACGGTAAAGGTAAGCTCAGTAAGCGCTGTCAGTGTGGGGGGACAGGGAAAACAATGGATCGGGAGGCCACGGAGTTCCATGGCGTGCCGGTTTATAAAGAATGTAAACGTTGCGAAGGCAGAGGATATAGCAGACCTAAATCTTCAGTGGCGTACCGTGGGATACTCGCCCAGTTACCGGGTCTGCCTGAGAGAACGTGGCGTTACAGCTGGAAGCCTTTCTATGAGAGCCTTGTCACCCGATGCTTTCAGGAGGAAAGCTATTCTGACGTACAACTTCGTCGGGTTACAGGATCGCCAATGTTGAGCGATATCGCATAATTTAACGACACGATGCTTGCAATCTTGCCGTTTTTGTGTAAATTTTACGTTAATGATGGGTGTTCTATGTTCAGAGTCAAATGCCCGGCAGCGGGCGGGTTAATAATATGATGGCCATCATTGCCTTTAACCAAATCAAGAATTTTAGAAACATTCAAAGATCCCTATGCATAATTAAAAACGCTGCCTTGTAGTCATGCGAGTATCAGTTAAAATAGTGAAAAATCCTTTTTAGACAATCGACTATGGCTGATGCATGCAACGAGTTTTTTTGCTTAGTAAACCTTGACCCCGAAGGTGCTAAAATATTCGGTTTTTCGGAGTTTTTAGCAGGATTAGCCCTCATGGTCTTAGCTTGGACCATGGCTGATACAAGGTATCGCTTCAGGATTAGGACGGCACCGATTCCTCTTGAAATAATTACATTCTGGGTTGTCTCTATTATAGGTTGTTTAACGATAATGACTGACCTATGGCGAGCGAACGGCCTTCCTGTCATAAAGGGTAAGCTAATTAGTCCTGCCGGATGGCAGGCATTATTAGCTGGAATTTTTTTCGTAACGTTTCTTAATTGGGTTTGGTTTGCATTCATCAAACCATCCAAATATGGAAAATTAACTAGCAAGAGATATATAGCAGTAGTATATGAATACGTACTTAGAGGATCGAAACATGATCTTGCAGTGGTGGCAGATGAACTTGCAAGATCCTCACAAAATTTAATTTTTTTTGCCACTGACTTTGATAATAAAGCTCCAGATGAGGACGTATTAAGAAAATTGCCTCATGTGGAAGCTATCGCCAATGATATGCTAACCTTGATTTCAGATAAAAGATTTTGCAAAGCGGTAATTGAGTCATCGCAAAATCTTGCGTTGAGATTATTTATTGAGATTGAAAAGTCAAAAAAGTATGGGGTTGTGCTTGGTATATTTTCCAAAAACATATTAACGGAAGCTATAAAATATCAAGATTCATTTTTATATCACGAGTCTGATTTCTTTGAATCTGGATTTTTTGGTTCAAACAGGCCATTGAGCAGAGCACTCTTCGGAAATGCTATAATGGTTGAAAAACTTGAAGTGACATTTGATGTCAGCTTTGAATTTGAAAAAACTTGGACTATTAAAGAGTTACAGGCTTATGTGCGTGCATTTCTGGTTTTTTGCATAGGTTACATTAAGGAGGGCTCACCTCGGCACTCCTTCGTATTAACAAGAACAATTGGAATTATTGTTCAAAAGTCTAGTTCATTACACACGGTTAATGGGGTTGCTAACAGTTGGGATTCCGAGCCGGTTCAGACTCTTGGAGTGATCCTTAGATTTTTGAAAGATGCTGTAAAAATGTTAGATGAAAGGGAAAAGCCTTATAATCATACATTGCGGATTAGAGAGCGCTATGCTTTTCCAAATCATAGTATTTACGATACTTTTTCTAAAGCAATGTATGATGTAATCCATAATGCATCATATATTAATAATCCTTGGTGGGATTGTTGGTCTATTCATCACAATACTATCCTTGAATCCGTGTTTGATTTTTACTCAAAGCCGGGTAGGGCAAGTAGAATAATACAGCATAAATTGCGTCGCCAAATTTACGATGAAATAACTAGAATGGAAGTCTTCCCGAATTTTCAAGGAGCGCGCATCCTTGGTTTTTGTTTGTTTACTATGGGCTTTCAAGTAAGCAAGGAACATTCAGGTGAAAATGTTTATGCATTACACAAGGTTATTATCAAATGGGTGAGGTCGAATTTTAAGACTCTACACCAAAGGAATTCGAAAGTAAGCTCCGCTTGTTTGTTTACATCAATTTCCTACGACGAAGAAAACAATCGGCTGGTTCGTGTTTACGAAGCAAGAGGACTGAGTGAACATGATAAATATGAATACTTTTATTTAGATAACTAATCTTTCAATATTTAGTAAACCGCCATTGGGCGGTTTTTTTATGCCTTTCATTCTCTGCGTCACGCTCGGCGCATTTCAACCACAGAGCCTTTCAGAGGTGAGCCAGAGTGATGGTCGGTGTGACCGTCTCTGTGGGCTGACCATTTCTGAGCGCTGGCTCACCCCCTAAAAGGAAAGTCACCATGTTTGGTATCTTCAAAAAGAAAGCCCGTAAAGCCGTTGTCGAAGTAAAGAAAATGGAAAATCGCGATGCGGTCGAAGCTACTGTGTGGGGCGCTTACTCCATAGCATATGCAGACGGTACCTGTGATGCGAAAGAAATCGCCGTGCTGGAGAAAACCATCTCAGCATTACCAGCATTCGCACCGTTCGCCGGTGAGATCGCGCAGATGAGTAGCAACATTCGCGCACGTTACGAAGCATCGCCGCGTTCTGCTAATGCCCAGGCACTGCGTGAACTGGCGGACGTTGCCGGTACTGACGATGCGGTTAACGTTCTTTGTCTCTGCCTGGATATTGCCGACCACGATGGGATCGGCGAAGAAGAAGAGGCGCAGTTGAAGAAAATTGCGCAGGCGCTTCAGTTGCCGTTGGATCAGTACCTGTGATCGGTAAGCTCCGCTGGGCTGCCGCCGCGGTACTCTTGTTCCTGGTGGTGGCTATCGACTTCACAGGAAAGATGATGTCGATCCTGGCAGACGGCGTGCTGGTGGCCGGAGCTATCGTATTACTCTGGCCGCTTGTAAGAGCCAGCAAATAACACTTTGCAAAAGGCATCTTCAGGTGCCTTTGACAGAGTGTGATTTAAGTCAGATTTTTGGAAAAATTTCATTCGGGTATTTTCGTCAAATTCAGTCGCTGGCTATTATTCAAAACGAATAAAAGAGTACACATGGCAGTACTTTTTATGATGAGATAGTTTGTAACTGTAACGGCCACCCTCTCATCATTGACCAGCGCTACAAGCCGCTGGTCTTTTTTTTCCGCCATTAGCTCAAAGGGAGAGCACGCAGAGATTTGCCTCTGCGGTTCGGGGTTCGATTCCCCGATGGCGGACCATTGACTGAGATGATGAATTCGGCTTAACGTATTGATGTGGTGAATCCCCCTGTGCGGTGGGGCGATCCAGCATCTGCACATATGCATCGCGGGTACTGTGTGCTGGCGCAGGCTCACCGGGAGGCACCCGGCACCACAATCTATATAATAAGGCTTCACCGTCCTGAGGCTGTTAAGCGCTTTTACTCTTTGTCTCAATCAAACGGAACTTCAACTATGAGAGAAGGATTTTACTGGGTACGCCATAACGGTACTGTGCAGGTGGCTTACTACACCGATGACCCGGTTGATGACATCGTGACCGGCACTATAGTTTCAGGCATATGGCACATGACTCGTAGTGACGACTTGTGCAACAACGGCGAAGTCGAGGTCCTACAAGGTCCACTTGAGCCGCCACTCTAAATTCTACGTCTTTTCGAGGCTCCCTTACGGGGGCCTTTTTTATTTCCCCTCATCTGAGAGGATCCACAGCACTGACGAGGGGGCTAAATGTCCGAACCTGTAACCGGGTCTGTTGCAACTGCGAGCGCCTTAACCGGTGCCAGCCTGTATGGACTGCTGACCGGCACTGATTATGGTGTCGTGTTCGGCGCGTTCGCTGGTGCCGTTTTCTACGTGGCCACCGCAGCAGACCTGACGATTATCCGTCGATCTGCTTACTTCATCGTTTCCTATTTCGCCGGGGTATACGGTTCCGGGCTGGTGGGCTCCATGCTCGCCAGTGCCACTCGTTACAACGACAAACCTCTTGATGCCCTGGGTGCGGTTCTTCTTTCCGCGCTGGCTATCAAGACACTCACATTCTTCAGTGAGCAGGATCCGCTGTCGCTCTTGCAGAGGTGGAGAGGAGGAACCAATGGTAATAAGTGATCCTCTGGTGCTGACCAACGTCATGACATGCACCGCGATTGTTCTGCGCCTGATGTTGTTTCGTAAGCCGGGCGGCAAACATAACTGGTGGGCGTCCTGGCTGGCGTACCTGATCATCCTGGCGTATGCCTCGGTGCCGTTCCGCTTCCTGTTCGATTTCTATTTCCACGCCCACTGGGCAACCGTCACTATCAACTTAATCATCTGCGCCGCCGTGTTCAGGGCACGGGGTAATGTGGCGCAGCTGTTCCAGGTACTGAGGCCAGAATGAACCAGACACAATTTCAAAGGGCGGCTAATCTCAGCGCCGGGTTAGCCGCACGCTGGTTTCCGCACATCGATGTCGCGATGCGTGAATTCGGCATCACCGAACCCGAGCAACAGGCCATGTTCATTGCGCAGGTTGGCCATGAATCAACGGGCTTTACCGCGCTGGTGGAAAGCTTCAATTACAGCGTGGCAGGGCTGGCCGGTTTCATCCGTGCCGGGCGTATAACGCAGGATCAGGCGAATATGCTTGGCCGCCGCGCTGGCGAACCCTCTCTGCCACTGGAGCGACAGCGGGCAATCGCCAATCTGGTATACAGCAAACGCCTCGGCAACAAAGGACCGCAGGATGGCTGGAAGTATCGCGGTCGCGGTCTTATTCAGATCACCGGACTTGAGAATTACCGCAGCTGTGGCGCGGCGCTAAAACTCGACCTTGTCACCACACCTGAACTGCTCGCGGAAGACCGCCAGGCAGCCCGATCAGCGGCATGGTTCTTTGCCACCAGCGGCTGCATGCGGTATCCGGGCGATGTGTTGCGGGTGACGCAGATCATCAATGGCGGGCAGAATGGCATCGATGATCGGAAGAAGCGTTACGAGGTGGCGCGGCGGGCACTTGTATGATCCCCGCCTTCCAGAAAGGGTGGTGGAAGCCTCTGGCGGTGGTACTGGCGATTACCTTGCCGTTAATGGCAGCGCTTCATTTCTACGGCAAATCACTAGCTGAACAGGAACGCGCCGAAACTGCCGAACACAGCCTGAAGCTGGCGAAAGACACCATCGCCGATATGCAGGTCCGCCAGCGTGACGTGGCCGCGCTCGATGCCAAATACACCGGAGAACTGCAGGATGCTAAGGCTACTATCGATCAGCTTGGGCGTGATGTTGCTTCTGGTAAGCGCCGGCTGCAAGTCAACGCAAGATGTACCGCGAACGGGCAGGCCAGCACCGGCAGCATGGGCGATGCTACCACCCCCAAACTTACAGGGGATGCTGAACGGGATTATTGGCGTCTCCGAGACGGAATCGAAACCATCACCGGGCAAGTGAAGTACCTGCAGGATTACATCAAGAGTCAGTGTGTTAACTGAGGTGATACCGGAGCTAGATTCAGGGGGAGCTTAAATAAAAAGTGGCAGCCGCGACATCGTAGCTGCCAGTAAAAGATGTTTCAGAGGATAAGTAATATCCTTCATGCATGTTATATCAGGAGCCGACTACTTCAACTAATCGCAAATTCACTGTTCCCGATTCATTTAATTGATGATCCTGATAGTAGTAATCCCTGCGACTTCATTCCTGCTCCTGGTCATTCACAAGGTTTAGTGCGACGATGGCGTTCTAACGCATGCCTGCAAGAAAATGGTGTGAATCGGATGAGGTAAAAAAGCCCTCTGAAGAAAGCGGCGCATGCCAGCGAAGAAGGCAGGGTGATCTACAAAACAATAACCCGCGGCGTGGTGAAATATGTCCAGGATCCGAACCGTACTGTGTGCAAGTTTGATGATAAGTCTGTGCGGTTGCGCCAGCGTGCCATCGACGCTACCAACTCCATCAGCGGATTTGATGCAGCCTCCATGCAGGGCAAGTGATGCTGGTGCAAACAGCGACGCGGACCTGCAGGCTGACATAGAAACAGCGCAATGCATGCGCCAACTGCGATTGGACAAGTATCGCTGGCAGGCCTGGTATAAGGCTGTGAAATGAACTACGGCGAGGGCACTGGCAGCGGCACGGGAGAAGGCTTTACCGCCTGATTTACCTAAGATGCATTAAGAGATTACTTAACCTTATGCAGCGTATCTATAACGTAGCGAAAATTGATCGGCCCGGAGGCATTTTCTCCCAGGCACTGCTTGTCGTTTGTGTTCCTAAGATAATGCACTTGCAAAACAAAATAATTTTTTTCTGATCATTTAATGAAATAAAAGACTCAAGAATGTGTTTGTAAACAGTTTAAAAATCCATAATAAAAACGTAATTTGGTGATATTGACTTTTACATCCAGTGTAAGGGTCTGCAGACAACTACATAACGGCATATTAATTGGTTTTATCGATTGTTTGTTGTTGTTGGATCGCCAAAAACTATTAAGTGCTATAATTTGATCAAGTTCTGTTTCCCTGCCAATACCAGTATGCAGAGCCCGTTTAACTGCCGGTTCGGTCATACGCTCGGTGGCTCCTGTGTGTTACTGTTTTCTGATTCAGTTGAGCTTAATAAAGGCCACGTTTAGCGTGGCCTTTTCTCTCATTACAGGCAGCTGCTATATGAAGAAAGTTCTGGTGTTTTTCAACTCAAAACCCGCGATCCTACAGACCGTGGTGAAGGGCGTAACGGTTATAAAGCGCGAATATAATTGTGGTGGAGAGGCTCATCTCAAAATTATGTTTGCCGGGATTCATTTAATCACCGGCCCCCATATCGAGTTCTACGTGGCCTCTGACAGAGAGCTGACATCTTGCGAGATTACAGAAGCGGCCAATACGCTTTTATAAGCGGTTCTTACCATCGTACGAAGATACATCTTTTTTTTGCGCCACCTACGGGTGGTTTTTTTTATTGCCTACTTGCAGCCGCTGCTAGCCTTTTAATGCGTCCCGCACGTGCACCAAAGATAGCCTTTAGCTTAGGTTAGGGTTTGGGCAAGTTGCTAAAACCCTGCGGCCTGCGGTACGCAAGAGGATTTTAACCGTGTGCATAACTGGATGATGAAACGGGCGAACGTTCCCCCCTAGGCGCAGCGCATCACCGTTTATCTCAACGGGGAAGAGATTAAATACTATTTCACTGCTGACGATATTACGGGTGAAGTAACAAGCCTCAAAACCGATGTTCAGGGTCGGATGCTGGCGGAAAACGATGAAGTAAAACGACAGATCCGTTACGGTCATGTGGTGATTTTACGCAGCCAGCATGGATGATGGTGCCTTCACCCGACTTACTGACGCCGCTGAACGGGATTTCACCCTTAGCCAACGAATCGCCACAGTGACTGAAAAGAGCCTCATCCCTGAGGTTTTTACACAGTCTCTCCACTGGATCTTAAAGGTAGCAGTTTTAATGTATCGCTGAGATTTTAGGAAATAAGTAAGCAACAACATTGGATGGAGTGCTAGGGGGGAGCATTTAAGCGAAAAAAAAACCCTCCATCTGGAGGGTTAGTCAGAAAAGTACATGAGACTGTTTTTATAATTATGACAACAACGTTCAGACATTGTGATTCTACCCCTGAGTAGGCAGAGCACTGAGTATGGCCAGTTATCCTGATACAACAAGCGTAAGCGGTGAACTAAATATTTCACACCGCTCCGCATAGCTTATCGAGGTTGCAAAACTATACTTACAAGGCAGTAAAACTGCTGCTTAAAATACGGGAATATCCCATGAAAAACCATTCTGTGAATGTAAGTAAAGACGCGCCCAAAAAACCTGATAACAGTCCGAAAGATAACGATAAAAATCAACAAAAAACCAAAAAATAAGCTGTTCAGACTGAAAATCAACGTTCCGTTAGTCGGAGGAAATGTGACTAAACGCTCAGCTATAGTTGATCCGGTACCGGTAGATGATCCGTTGCCGGGTGATAAAGAACCAGACTTTTCGGACCCTACCAGGCCGGATAACCCTGGGATACCGGACGATTTTGATAGTCCGTTCAGGTAGCTTTACTAATACTCACCGCCTACGGGCGGTTTTTTATGCTTAATATATTTCTATATCGAGCGTAATTTTAAAAAAACTTTCTTTGAGGAGGTAATAATTGTTATTAAATATTTATAATTAATCTTCTCTGAATCTTCTTTTTGACTCTTGCTCACTGATGTACTCAAAAGGCAGCAATTTTTCTGGCTTGCTCTCCAAAAACCAGCCCTTACTGCTGCGCTTAAGAACTGAGCCATTTGCAAAGCAAATATTACTCGCACTGCGAATTAATGCGAATTTACCATTATTAAAAACGACCCGGTGAATGCAAATCGGATGTGAAGATTCCCCTTGAAAACGGCTCTCAACAATGCCACATGTGAGCATTACGTCTGTAGTGTTTTTCATAATCGCCCTCTATCTCAACGTTTTATTGTTACTAATATTTTTCTGAAAAAAATTCGGCTTATCCTCCGATGCATTTACATTCAGACGGCAAGAAATCCAGCCCGCAATACGGGCATTCAAGAGATAAATCTTTTCGCATTCTTCCTGCTTTCTGGTCTGCGATCTGAGAGCACCTGGGGCAGGTGACATGGACGGGGCGCTCTTTGAACTTTCTAAGTCCGCTGGTGTACGACAAGGTATGCTACTCCAAACTTTTTGAAATGAAGGTACAGGCTACCAACAACGTATAGCTGAATGAGGAGGCAAAAATCTCACAAGAAGATTTTCAGGGTGCTTACCGTTCCTGAGGAAGAAAGAAGTGCCCACATTTCGGGCATATACAGGTAATGTTCTTTCGGATTTTGCTGCCTCTTTGTTCCATTACGTGAGAGCAGTGTGGACAGTTAACTTTAACTGGCTTGTCCATGAACATCTTGAGGTCATCGAAAATAGTCATAGAATTTACCTTATAGATGTGTGGGTATTCATTGTATCCCTCCTGACTTTCATTTGCTCACTTATTGTTCAGTCATGCTTTTAGTAAGGTGAAAAGGTCTGTACAAGGCTTTGCCCCTTCGAAGGATGCTTAAACATCCAAGTGAGAAAACTTTTCTTTATTACTTGATTAACAAGCCACTGGCATCCGCGAGTGGCTTTTTTATTGGAGTGAATATGCAGGTCACTATCGATGGTGTCCCGTATGCTCCTGCTTGCGCTTCGTCGTCTCGGATCGGCATTGCTGTAACGACCCATAACCGTGCTGACGTTCTGAAGCGTGCGCTTGAGCAGCACATGAAGTATTTACCTGCCGGCACGCTGATGGTTGTTATTGATGATGGTTCGAAACCTGCAGCGGTATTGCCTGACGGCGTGCAGCAGCTTCGGCATGAAACATCGCTCGGCATTGTTGCATCGAAGAACGCCAGCTTAAATGTGCTGATGGATGCCGGGTGTGAGCACCTTTTTCTGTGGGACGATGACGCCTGGCCTGTTGCTGCTAACTGGCACCTGCCTTACATCGAATCACCAGAGCCGCACCTGTCTTACCAGTTTCTTGATCTGGCTGGTCCACGCAAACTGAATGACCTCGAGGTGCTTTACCGTGACGATCGGCATGTGGCTTATACCGGGCAGCGCGGTGTGATGCTGTATTACCATCGCAGCGCTATTGAGAAGGTTGGCGGATTCGATTCGGTCTACGGACGCGGCATGTATGAGCATAGTGACCTTGCCCTGCGCATACACAATGCAGGGCTGACGACATGGGCGTTCGCCGATGTGGTTGGCTCGGACAAGCTCATTCACTCACTGGACGAACATGAACAGGTTGAACGTTCGGTACCGCGTCCGGATCGTGAAGAGCAGGTTAAGCGCAATGTTCGAATTCACAACGAGAGACGTGACAGCGGTTATACCGGTTACGCCGAGTACCGGCAGCAGCGTGATGTGGTGATCACTACATTGCTGACCAGTCAGCCAGATCCGCAGCGTGGTACGAAAATGACAGCCTCGCCTGACATGCTGGCTAAATGGGCGGCTTCGCTTCGTCAGTGTGGGCGTATAGCGCTGGTGGATGAACTGAAGGCGGCCCCGGCTGACGTTGAACTATGCCGCGTTCATGATGTGAAGATGAACGTTTACTTCCGGCGCTGGCTGCACATCTGGCAGCATCTTCGCGATCACCCTGATTACCGGTTCGTCTGGTGCACCGATGGTACCGATGTCGAAATGCTTCGCGCACCGTGGGATGAAATGCAGCCCGGCAAGGTTTATGTCGGATCAGAACCGAAGACATACGCCGACGCCTGGGCAAAGCAGAATCATCCGGAGCGTATCTATCAGGAATTCATTGAAGCGCATCGCAACGATGTGATGCTCAACGCTGGTCTGCTGGGTGGTACCCGCGCCGATGTAATGGCGTTCGCTCACGGCATCATCCGTCTTTACTACCGGATCGAGAGTTATCGGTTCTGGAAGAAAGAACAGTCTGGCGCCGCGGTGGGCGACATGCTGGCGTTCGGCATTGTCGCGCAGTCATTCGCTGACAGGATGGTCACCGGCCCGAAGGTTCACACCGTTTTCAAAACTGATGGTATCGGTAAGGAGTCAGCATGGTGGAAACACAAGTGAAGTTCGTTGTGGTTGGCCACCATGCCCGGCGAGCGCAGGCAGAAAAGCTGGCTGAATCACTGGCTGCTTATCTGCTTGTCGATGAGAGTGACCTGGGGGCGAACTGGAATCATCGCCGCGCGCTGGAGTGGGCTGCCGCGCAGGACAGTCTGGTTGTTGTAATTGAGGATGATGCGCTGCCGGTGAAAGGGTTCCAGGCGCTGGTCACCGAGTGGCTTAATCGCTTCCCTGATTCCCTCATCAGCTTCTATCTCGGTACCGGTCGCCCACCACAATATCAACTGGAGATAGCTACGAAGCTAATCACCGCCGATCGTGTGAGGGCAGACCATATTTACATGCAACGTCTGGTGCATGCCGTTTGCTACAGCGTTCCGCCAAAGCTAATACCAAAAGTGCTGGCACGCTGGGACGCGGGTAAGCCTGCTGATTATGCTGTGGGCGATGCCTGCGGTGGCCCGGTGATTTATCCGTGCTTCTCGCTGGTGGATCATGCTGATGGTGATCCGGTAGAGAAGCACCCTGACCGCCAGCCGCGCCACGAGCGCAGGCGTGCATGGAGGTTACATGGCTAAGCTGACCACATTAAAGCCACGCCTGAAGGTTATCGATACGAGCCGCATAAAGCCTGTATACGGTGAGCAACGACGCATCAGCGGAAGTGCCCGTGTCGGCCTTAAGCGTCGAATCTGGGTGCGTGATGGAGGACGATGCTGCATGTGTTCACGTGCTGTTGACCTGCACGAGAGTGAGCTGGATCACCGCATCGCGCTTCAGTTCGGTGGTGACAACTCAGAACGTAATCTGTGGACGCTCTGCGTAGAGTGCCATGCCGGGAAGTCTGCGCGCGAAGCGGCGGCAGGTCAGCCTGATGAAAAAGCGCTGAAACATGCCGTGCAGGAAGGCGATCAGGGTAATGATTTCATAGCACTTTGAACCAGATGTGAAAGCCTGTCGCATGCAGATGAGAAATAGTTGCATTTGAAATCATTCTCATTTGATTGAGATCCATTCTCAACAACCGGGGGGGATGACCGGTTATAAACGCCGCTCGCGCTGGACACCGCACCCCCTCTCACGCACAGAAAAAATTCCCCTCTGGAGGGTATAAACATGTTAACAGCGCAGAAGCGGAAATTCGCGTTGGCGCTGATGTCCGGTATGTCTCAGAAAGGTGCGGCAATTCAGGCGGGTTATTCAGAGAAATCCGCGCGCTCAAAGGGTTCGCAGCTGGCAAAAGACCCGGAAGTCATCGCCTTTATCGACAGAAAAAAGAGAGAGGTCATTGAGACAGACGATGAACCTGCCTGCCGGAGAAATGTTTATACCCCAGCAGTAAACAACACGGAACGAATCCCGGTACCGGAATCTCCACCAACATCGGGTGCTTTTGATGATCCACTCAAATTTCTCATGTCCGTGATGAACGACGCCACGAAAGAAATTGACGTACGCAAAGATGCTGCTAAGGCCATGCTGCCCTACATTCACCCTAAAAAAGGGGAAACAGGGAAAAAAGAGGCGCGAAACGCCGCCGCGAAGGTTGCCGCAGGTGCCAGCAAGTTTGGATCCATGGCGCCGCCAAAACTGGTGGTAAATAATAAGGGAGGGTAATGCATGGCAAAGTGGTCCACAGCATGCCCCGACTGGGAAGCCCTTCTGGTTGCCGGAGAGTCTATTATCCCGCCGCCGATCTTCCCGGATCAGGCAGAGCAGGCGCTGGGTATTTTCCGGGAACTGCGCGTTTCCGATCTGCCGGGCAAACCCACGTTCGGTGAATGTTCTGAAACATGGGTGTTTGACTTCGTGAAAGCCATATTCGGCGGTTATGAGGCTGATACCGGAAATCAGCTGATCCGGGAATACGGGCTGCTGATTTCCAAGAAGAACACCAAATCGACCATCGCGGCGGGCATTATGCTGACCGCGCTGATCCTGTGCTGGCGGGAGGACGAAGAACACCTGATCCTGGCACCAACAAAAGAGGTCGCCGATAACAGCTTCAAGCCTGCTGCCGGCATGATCCGTGCCGACGAGGAACTGTCGGACATGTTCCAGATACAGGACCATATCCGTACCATTACTCACCGGGTGACGCGCAACACATTAAAAGTTGTGGCGGCGGATACCGACACTGTATCCGGGAAGAAGTCCGGTCGTATCCTCGTGGACGAACTCTGGTTGTTCGGTAAGCGCGCTAACGCTGAAGCCATGTTTATGGAAGCGCTTGGCGGGCAGGTATCTCGTAACGAAGGATGGGTTATCTACCTCACCACGCAGAGTGATGAACCACCGTCAGGCGTGTTTAAAGAACGTCTCGATTACTGGCGCGATGTGCGTGACGGCAAAATCATCGATCCGAAAACACTGGGCATTCTTTATGAGTTCCCGGAGAGCATGATCCAGAGCAAGGCTTATCTTGCACCTGAAAATTTCTATATTACCAACCCGAACATCGGCCTGTCCGTCAGCCCCGAATGGATAGCCGATAATCTCCGCAAGAATCAGGCAAAAACTGACGGTACGCTGCAGCAGTTTCTGGCGAAGCACCTCAACATTGAGATCGGCCTGAACCTGAGAACCGACCGCTGGGCGGGTGTTGATTTCTGGGAGCAGCAGGCGCAGCGCGTGAGTTTTGAAGATCTACTGCGGCGCGCCGAGGTCATCACTGTCGGGATAGACGGCGGGGGACTTGATGATCTGCTGGGCTTTTCAGCTATCGGGCGTGACACGGAAACGCGTGAATGGCTGTGCTGGTGTCATGCCTGGGCACATGAAATAGCGATCAGGCGTCGCAAAAGTGAAGAATCAAGGTTCAACGATTTCGTAAAAGCCGGCGACCTTACCATTGTGAAGCGCGTCGGTCAGGATACTGAAGAAGTGGCGGAATATGTCAGCCGGATCCACGTCGCTGAGCTGCTGGACAAGATAGGCATTGACCCGTCAGGGGTCGGACAAATACTCGACGCGCTGATTGAGGCGGACATTCCTGCCGATGCGGTGGTGGGCGTGAGTCAGGGCTGGCGTCTCGGCGGCGCGATCAAAACCACAGAGCGCAAGCTTGCCGAGGGAGTGCTGATCCATGCCGGACAGCCACTGATGGCATGGTGCGTGGGTAATGCCAGGGTTGAGCCGAAGGGTAACGCCATTCTCATCACCAAACAGGCCAGCGGTAAGGGCAAGATTGACCCGCTGATGGCGCTGTTTAACGCTGTCTCGCTAATGGCCCTAAATCCTGAGGCGAAAAAGCAGGACTACCAGGTACATTTCATATGACAGTTACGTCAGTTCACGACCCGCTCCGGCGGGTTTTTTCGTTTCAGGAGGCAGCTAAATGACGCTTAATCGCGCATGCACCCTCATGACGGTGAAGGCAGTAAACGAGGATGAGCGGATTATTACCGGCATCGCCTCCACGCCATCGCCTGACCGTGACGGGGACATTATGGAGCCGGAGGGGGCAAAATTTCGCAGCGACACCCCGTTCCTCTGGCAGCATGACCGCTCACAACCTATCGGCACCTGCACCCCAAAAATGGTGAAAGGCGGGCTGGAAATCAGTGCAAAACTGGTGAAGCCAACCCCTGATATGCCATCCCAGTTAGTGGCCCGCCTCGATGAGGCCTGGGCGTCCATTAAAGCCGGGCTGGTTCGTGGGCTCTCTATCGGCTTTCGCCCGATCGAATACTCCTTTCTGGATGAAGGCGGCATCCGCTTTTTGTCCTGGGATCTTCTTGAAGTCTCGGCAGTGACCATTCCGGCGAACGCCGAATGCTCGATCAATACCGTTAAATCTTTCGACCGCCAGTTACTCGCCGCGGCAGGCAATGAGAAACCGGTGGTTAAAGCAACTCAATCCGCTGGCGCTACAGCACACAAAACCAATATCAAAAAAGGAAACGACCCGATGAATATAGCAGAACAGATCAAAAGCTTTGAAGCGAAGCGTGCGGCGCTGGCGGCTTCCCTCGCTGACATTATGTCGAAGGCTGCCGAAGACGGCCGGACCCTGGACAGTGAAGAAGAAGAGGGCTACGACAACACCTCCGCTGAAATTAAATCCGTGGATGCGCACCTGAAACGCCTGCGCGACATGGAATCCAGCATGGCCCAGACAGCCAAACCAGTCAGCAAAGCCGCCGGTGGTGATGTGAATGTGGTGGCGACCAGCGCGCCGGGCATCATCCGCGTTGAGCAGAAGCTGGAAAAAGGGATCGCATTTGCCCGCTTTGCAAAATCGCTGGCGGCCGCAAATGGCAGCCGCTCCGAAGCGCTGGAAATCGCCCGTAAACAGTACCCGGACGATCCGAAACTGCATCACGTTCTCAAGGCGGCAGTCGGCGCAGGTACCACCACTGACCCGAAATGGGCTGGCGCGCTGGTAGAATATCAGGAATATGCGCAGGATTTCGTCGAGTTCCTGCGACCGCAGACCATCATTGGCCGCTTCGGGCAGGGTAATATCCCGGCGCTGCGCCAGGTGCCGTTCAATATCCGTATTCCGGCGCAGACTTCCGGTGGTTCAGCGAACTGGGTAGGTCAGGGCAAAGCGAAGCCGCTGACAAAGTTTGATTTTGAGTCGATCACGTTCAGCTTCGCGAAAGTGGCGGCCATCGCGGTACTGACAGACGAGCTGATCCGCTTTTCCAACCCGGCCGCCGATGCGCTGGTGCGTAATGCCCTGGCCGAAGCAGTCATTGCCCGTCTCGATACGGACTTTATCAGCCCGTCAAAAGCGGAAGTGGCTAACGTCTCGCCAGCGTCCATCACCAACGGCATTGTCGCGGTATCATCCACCGGCAATCCAGATGATGATGCGTCTGCTGCATTTGGTGTATTTGTTGAGGCCAACCTCCAGCCGAACGGTGCGGTCTGGCTTATGTCCAGCACCACCGCACTGGCACTATCCATGCGTAAAAACGCGCTGGGACAGAAAGAGTATCCTGAAATGACGCTGATGGGCGGAACCTTCCAGGGGCTGCCGGTTATCGTTTCCCAGTACGTCGGTAACCAGCTGGTGCTGGTGAACGCGCCGGATATTTATCTGGCCGATGACGGTGGTGTTGCAGTGGATATGTCACGTGAAGCGTCACTCGAAATGCAGAGCGATCCGACCGGGGACAGCGTAAACGGCACGGGTACCGAGCTGGTTTCCATGTTCCAGACCAACAGCGTGGCTATCCGCGCCGAGCGCTGGATCAACTGGAAGCGCCGCCGTACCGCTGCCGTTGCGGTAATTTCCGGCGTGAACTACGGCACCATCCAGACCAGCTAATCAACTCCGGAGGGCGGGGGAAACCCCGCCATATTGCATGGCAAAAATCAGATATCTGCAACGCACGCACGACTCCATTCCCGGTGATGAAAAAAACGTGGATGACCAGTGCGCAAGGGTGCTGGTACTCCTGGTTAAAGCTGAGTTCACCGACGGAAAGCGCGCTGGTGGCGGAAAAAAGAAAAATAACGCGGGTGGCGGCTGATGTGGAATCCTTTAAGGCGAAAAGCAAAGGCGCTGCAACAACCCGCCAGCCAGGGAGCATGGACCTCACTGTTAAGTTTTGTCCGTGAACCCTTTGCCGGTGCGTGGCAGCGTAACCTCGAAATTAATCAGAACACCGTGCTTTCCTTCCACGCTGTGTTTTCCTGCATATCGCTTATTGCCAGTGATATTGCCAAGATGCCGCTGCGAATGATGCGCCGTGACTCAAACGGTATCTGGAAAGAAAGCAGTAGCGGTAAAGCCGCGGCGATTTACAGACGACCCAATGCATATCAGAACCGCATTCAGTTTTTTGAGTGCTGGCTTAACTCGAAGCTTTGCCACGGTAATACCATTGCTCTGAAGATCCGTAATACCCGTGGCGAAATCACAGAGCTTCGCATTCTGGACTGGAACAAAGTGACGCCACTGGTGGCGGACGACGGCTCCGTTTTTTACCAGATAAACCCTGACAACATGGCGGGCGTGGAATCATCCGTCACCGTTCCGGCGCGTGAGGTTATTCATGACCGCTTCAACTGTCTGTTTCATCCGCTCGTCGGACTTTCACCCGTTTACGCCGCCGGGCTTGCTGCGATGCAGGGCCATCATATTCAGCAAAACTCAGCTTTCTTTTTCCGCAATGGCAGCAAGCCAAGCGGGGTTATTGAAGTGCCTGGCAACATCACCGAGGAAAATGCGCGCGTCCTTAAAGCGAACTGGGATACGGGCTACACAGGTGAGAATGCAGGAAAAACAGGCCTTTTGAGCAATGGTGCCAAGTACAATCCGGTCTCTATGTCTGCTGATGATGCGAAGGTGGTTGAGCAGCTTCAGATGTCAGCCAAAATTGTTTGCTCGGCATTTCATGTCCCGGCATATAAAGCCGGCATTGGTGAGCTTCCCTCTTACGACAACATTGAGGCACTGGAGCAGCAGTATTACTCACAGTGCCTGCAGACGCTGATTGAGTCGATCGAGTTGCTGCTGGATGAAGCGTTTGAGCTTGAAGGTGATACCGGTACCGAGTTTGATGTGAGCGCGCTTTTGCGTATGGACAGCGAACGCCGGATCAAAACGCTGGGGGAAGGTGTAAAAAACACCATCCTTACACCGAATGAGGCGCGACGCAGTGAGAACCTGCCCCCCGTCACTGGCGGCGATGAGCTGTACCTGCAACAGCAGAACTTTAGTCTGGGCGCACTTGCGCGCCGCGATGCCTCAGACGATCCCTTTGGTAAATCCAGCCAGTCATCGCCGCCATCAACATACAGTGATGAAGGTAAGGCGCTGTCTGATGCAGAGCAGTCAGCGGCCAAAGCCATGATCAGAGGATTACTCATCAAATGAACGAACGCGAATTATCCCTGATAAAGGTACTGGGTGAAGAATTTGGTCAGGTTCTCGCTGAAATTCGTGAGGGATTCAGCAGAAGCCTTCAGGCGCAAAGCGAGTCCTTTGAAAATAAGCTGAGCCAGCTTGCTGAAACCATCGCAGAAATAAAAGACAGTCCGTTGCCTGACTTTTCCGCCATGGTTGCAAGCGCTGTGGCGGAACTTTCCACACCTGAATTACCGCAGTTGCCAGACATTACCTCCATGGTCAGGGAAGCAGTCGCCGCTCTCCCGCCTCCCCAGGACGGCAAAAGCCTGACGCCAGACGACGTTCAGCCGATGCTGCAGGAGATGGTCGATAAAGCGTTCAGCACTATACCGACACCAAAAGACGGTAAAGACTATGATCCGGCGTTGCTGAAGCAGGCAGTGGATGAAGCGGTGAGTGATGCGTTCCGTTCTATACCTGTTCCGCAGGATGGCAAAAGCCTGACGCCAGACGACGTTCAGCCGATGCTGCAGGAGATGGTCGATAAAGCATTCAGTGCTATACCGACCCCAAAAGACGGTAAAGATTATGCTCCGCCGTTGCTGAAGCAGGCAGTTGATGAGGCGGTAAGTGATGCGTTCCTTTCTATCCCTGTTCCGCAGGACGGCAAAAGTCTGACGCCAGACGACGTTCAGCCGATGCTGCAGGAGATGGTCGATAAAGCGTTCAGTGCTATACCGACACCAAAAGACGGTAAAGATTATGATCCGGCGTTGCTGAAGCAGGCGGTGGATGAGGCGGTGAGTAATGCGTTCCGTTCTATCCCTGTTCCGCAGGACGGCAAAAGTCTGACGCCAGACGACGTTCAGCCGATGCTCCAGGAGATGGTCGATAAAGCGTTCAGTGCTATACCGACACCAAAAGACGGTAAAGATTATGATCCGGCGTTGCTGAAGCAGGCGGTGGATGAGGCGGTGAGTGATGCGTTCCGTTCTATACCTGTTCCGCAGGACGGAAAAAGCGTTACTGCCGAAGATGTGAAGCCGATTCTGGAGGAACTCGTTGCTGCGGCAATGCCGGTTTTACCTGATGTAAAAGCGCTCTTAGGCGAGGCTGTCGCTGCTATTCCTCCGGCAGAGCCCGGCAGGGATGGGGAAGATGGCCGCGACGCGCTGGCGCTCGAAATCCTACCATCCATTGACGAAGGGAAAAGTTACCCGCGCGGCTCTTATGCAACGCATAAAGGCGGCCTCTGGCGATCCTACGAGAAGACGCACGGCATGCGCGGCTGGGAATGTGTAGTTGATGGTGTGGCAGGCGTGGAAATTGAACGCTCCGATCAGCGTTGTTTCACCTTAACGGTTAACCGGACAAGCGGCAGCAGCGAAACCAAAACGTTTGACGTGCCGGTCATGATTTATAAGGGAGTGTTCAAATCCGGCCATGAGTACCGGCCTGGCGATACGGTAACGTGGGGCGGTTCGCTCTGGCACTGCGACGAACAGACACAGGACAAGCCTGGCGAAACTGGCTCAAAAGGCTGGACGCTCGCGACCAAGCGCGGTCGGGACGGGAGGGATAAAACGTGATTGAACTTGTCACTCTTGAACAGGCGAAAGAGCACCTGCGCATTGACTCCGATGAGGACGCCGGCAATGCCGATCTGACCATGAAAATTCAGGCTGGCAGCGCTGCTATTCTCTCTTACGTTCAGGGAAGCCGCGACCAAATCGTCAAACCCAGCGGAGATTTGATTGAAGGCGAACCTCTGCGTCGGACCCAGACGGCTCTGCTAATGCTGCTGGGCTGGCTGGACCGCAACCGGGGCGGAGAGGAGGAGGACAAACTTAAGCAGGGTGAACTTCCGTATTCCGTCACGATGCTTATCTACGATCTTCGACGGCCAACTATCTTGTAGCGAGGAGGCTCTGTGCAGGCAGGACGACTACGTGACCGAATCACTATCCTGAATTTCACTTCAAGCCGGGATTCTACTGGACAACCGATAGATAAATGGGAAGAAGGAAAAACTATCTGGGCTGAAGTGAAGGGCATCAGTGGTCGAGAACAAATTTCTTCTGGAGCAGAATCTGCACCAGCAACAGTACGTATCTGGGTACGTTTCAGGCGGGATATAACCGCTTCATCGCGGCTTAAAGTGCTCAGTGGGGCGTACAAGGGGGCGGTTTTGAATGTTGTCGGCCCGTCTATTCCCGATAGCCGTTGCGTGCTGCTGGAAATCCTTTGCAAGCAGGGGGCCGAAAAATGATTGAGACGAGCCTCGATTTTTCCGGATTGAATAATATCTCCAAAGATCTGGAGGCGCTTAGCCGTGCTGAAAATAACAAAGTTCTTCGTGATGCCACACGCGCCGGGGGCGAAGTGCTTAAGGAGGAGGTGATCGCACGTGCGCCTGAGCGGAGCGGGAAACTGAAGAAAAACGTGGTTGTCCTTACTCAGCGCTCACGGCGCCGCGGAGAAATATCTTCCGGCATTCATATTCGTGGTGTCAACCCGAGCACCGGCAACAGCGATAACACGATGAGTGCGAATAATCCCAGAAACGCCTTTTACTGGCGCTTCGTCGAAATGGGAACCGTTAACATGCCGCCGCATCCTTTCATTCGTCCCGCGTTTGATGTTCGCCAGGAGCAGGCAACGGAGGTCGCATTCAGACGCATGAACCAGGCCATTGATGAGGCACTAAGCAAATGACGGAAGATGATCTTTATCCCCTGCTGGCACCGCTGGCAGGAGGGCAGGTTTACCCCTACGTTGCGCCGCTCGGTAGTGACGGGAATCCTTCTGTATCGCCGCCGTGGGTAATTTTCTCGATCATCACTGTTCTGGCAGCTGACGTTCTTTGTGGTCAGGCTGAGTCTGCTGTTTCGGTTCAGGTTGATGTCTATTCCCGCACCATCACCGAAGCACGCACGATCAGGAATATGGCGCTGGATGCCCTGCAGGTACTGAAACCAGAAAACATCGTTAAGACGCCAGCCTATGAGCCTGATCTGCACTATCACCGGGCCACGCTTGAATTTCGAGTAATCGTTTAGGCTCGCTCACCATCACAGACCGCTTCGGCGGTCTTTTTTTATCTGGAGAAATCATGAGCAGTAAATACGAAGTCACAAAGGGGATGACTGTTGCCGTCTCCGATGCGCCTGTAACAGCCGAGGATTTTACATCCTCCACTTTTCCGGGCGCCGGAATTACCTGGCTGGAAGCGGCCTGTGCGACGAAGGAAATCACCTTTACCGGCGGCCAGAAGGGTGACATTGACGTTACCACGCTGTGCTCAACTGAACAGGAGCAAACCAACGGCCTCGCCGCGCCTGCTGAAATGAGCATCACCCGTAACTGGGTTGGTGATGAAGCATCACAGGAGGCACTTCAGACCGCTTACGAAAATGACGAACTGCGCGCGCTGCGCGTGGTGTTCCCGTCAGGCAACGGTTTTTATGTGCTGGTGGAGGTTCGTCAGAGCTCCTGGTCTGCGGCAACCTCTTCGGTTGTTGGTGCGACCTATTCGCTGCGCGTTCGTGGCAAGCCTAAGCGCATTTACGCATCTGGTTCCTGAGCGGCTTCGGCCGCTTTTTTATCCCTCAGACCATGTAACAAGAGAAAAATGAAATGGCGCAAAGAACATCACAGAATTCATTACGCAACGTGGCCCTTACTGCATCGAAAGCCTACCGCACTAAAGACGGTGTCACGGTCCCTGAATGGGATGGCGCAAAGGTTATGCTGCGCGAACCGTCCGGGGATGCCTGGGTGAAATTCAGGGAAATCGTTAATCCGCAACTGGCCGAAGGGGAAGAAGCACCGAAGCTGACTGAGGCGGAGAAGTTCCTGCGTAACAAAGAGGCCGATGTCGTTCTCTTCATTGACGTTCTGCTGGATGAAAACGGCGCTCGCGTTTTCAGCGATGATGATCAGGAGCAGGTTTCTAAAATTTATGGCCCGGTCCACTCGCGCCTTCTGGCACAGGCTCTCAACCTCGGAATGAGTCAGGAAGAAGCGGGAAAGCCGTAAAGCAGCCGCTGACCTTCTTTCTGATGTCGTTGGCGCTCCGGCTGGGGCGCACCCTCCACGAACTACGCCAGACCATCACCGCCAGTGAGCTGAAGATGTGGATCGAGTTCGATCGCATCAGCCCCATTGGCGACTGGCGCGCCGATGCGCAGGCGGCGCAGATCTCCGTTGCAACCCTGAACTCTCAGGGTGGGAAATTCACTATCCCTGATGTGATGCTGAAATGGGGTGAGCAGGAAGAAGGCGCTGATGTCTCTGAACTTGAAGAATGGATGTCCAGTCTTTGACGCCCGCGGCTGCGGGCTTTTTTATGGGTAAAATATGGCAACGCTGCGCGAGCTAATCATCAAAATTTCGGCGAACTCATCTTCTTTCCAGTCAGAGATCGCCAGAGCTTCCCGCATGGGAACGGATTATTACCGCACTATGGAGCAGGGCGGGAAAAAAGCTGCAGCTGCCACGCGTGAAACTCAGCGATCTCTTGCAGAACTAAATTCCCAACTGGCATCAGTGCGTTCATCAGCAACAGAACTTGCCGGTGCCTGGGCGGGGGCATTTGCAACGAATCAACTGATTGCTTATGCGGACACCTGGAACCAGCTTAACGGCCGCCTGCGCCTGGCATCCTCTTCCAGTGAAGATTACGCTCAATCTCAGCGCGTGCTCATGGAGATCAGCCAGCGCACCGGAACCTCTCTTGAAGCGAACAGTAACCTCTATAGCCGAATTGCCCAGTCCCTGCGTGATGCCGGGTATGCATCTGCTGACGTGGCCAAAGTGACAGAAACCGTCGCTACTTCGCTGAAACTCTCCGGTGCCAGTACGGAAGAGGCGAGTTCTGTTATCACTCAGCTGAGCCAGGCGCTGGGCTCCGGCGTTCTGAGGGGGGAAGAGTTTAACGCCATTATGGAGAGCGGCGGCCGCCTGGCGAAGCTGCTGGCTGATGGCCTGGGTACCACCGTTGGCGGCCTGCGCAATAAGGCAAATAATGGTGAGCTGACGACTGATAAAATCGTCCCGCTGCTGACCAACGTGGAGATACTGCGCAAAGAATTTGAAACCCTCCCAGCCTCTATCAGCGGATCTGCACAGAAAGTGCAGAACGCCTTTCTTGCCTGGGTAGGCGGTGCTAACGATGCCGTCGGCGCATCATCCACGCTTTCCGGTATTCTGGATGGCCTGGCGACGAACATTGACGATGTGGCCAATACCGCAGGGCTGCTGGTGGGCGTAGGTCTGGCCCGTTACTTTGGCAACATGGTCGGCAGCGTGGGCCAGTCTACGCGCGCGGTACTCGCCAACGCGGTCGCAGAAGTTGCACTGGCCCAGGCGCAGGTTCGCGGTGCTCAGGTCAGCGTAGCGGCTGGCCGCCAGGCGCTTTACCGGGCGCAACAGGCACGCGCAGCAGCAACCAGTATCGAGGCGCAGATCGTTGCAGAGCGGAATCTTGCCGCCGCCCAGGCTTCGCTTAATATCGCTCTTGCTGGCCGGGCTTCGGCTGTAAATAACCTCACTAACACGGCCTCGGTGATGTCCCGCCTGGGTAGCGGCGTACTGGGCATTCTCGGCGGGTGGCCGGGAGTGATTATTGGTGCCGGCGCCGCGATGTATGGCCTGTATCAGCACACCCAACAGGTTCACCGTGAGGCAGTCGGCTTTGCCAATAACCTTGACGAGATCAACGCAAAGCTACAGAAAATGTCGGTGCTTGGTCTTCGCTCAACTGCTGCCGACGCCCGTACATCATTACAGGCTCAAAAGCAGGATCTGGCCGATCTCGATTCACAGATCGCAAAGGTGAAAGACAGCCTCAGGGCGATGGACAAAATCCAGCAGGATTACAACCGAAACCCGACGATGACCCTGATCAACACCTTTATGGATCAGGCTGACATCACGGCCAAAAACGTAGAGCTCACCGACAAGCTGAATCAGCTGGAGTACCAGCGCGAACAGACCGCCGCAAAGGTAGGGCAGACGCAGAAGCTGGTGAATGACGCCAGCGATCTGGCTACACAGAAAGCCATTGAGCAGGCAGGTGCAGTTTCTATTCTGAAAGGCGCATATGACCTTCTTAATCGCTCGATGTCGGCGACAGCATCCGCTACGCCACCTCAGTATGCGGGACCGGTATTATCGACAGCAAAAGCCACCCCACAGCAGCAAACAGCACTGGATAAAGCACAGCGCGATGTGGTGCTGGCGGGTATGGATGGTCTTGCGAAGCAGCATCAGCAGTTTGTCTATGAAGCTGAAGATCTGAAGCTGACGGGCGATCTGTATACCACCTATATCTACAGGAAAGACCAGGCTGCCAAAAAGGACGCCGCCGCAGCGCAGGCCAAGAAGGATGCTACTGCCGCGACTAACGCACAAAATAAAGCCGAGCGCGAAGCGGCAAGTACGGCGGAGCAGTATTCCCGAAAAATGGCCGATCTGAGCGTGGCCATTGACGTGCAACGTGTGCGCGCAACAGAAGGTGAAAAAGCCTCAGAACTCTATGCCGCCTCGCATCAGGCCGGTACTAAATGGACCGACGAGCAGCGCCGCGCTATTCAGGCAGCGTCAGCCGAGCTGGCAAAGTGGAACCAGAAGGCAGACGAGAACGTTCGTAAACAGCGTGAACAGGCTGATGCTCTGCGTGACCTGACGGACGCGGCCAGGAAGTTCCGGGACGAGGTAACGCTCTCGACTGACACCGCAGGCATGAGTGATCGCCAGCGAAGCCGGTTCGATGAGACTCAGCAGATTGACCGCGTTTTTGCCAAAACAGATGGTGGCACCGAAGCCATAGCCCAGCGAGCCGCTGCTCTTGATGCTCTCGACAAAAAATATAAGGCTATCGCCGCGGCGGAGTCTGACTGGATGTCCGGGGTATCGCGCGGATATGCCAACTGGTTCGACGAAATCAGCAACGTATCCGGCACCGTGGCAGATGGAGTTAAGACCGCCATGGACAGCGCTTTCGGTAACGTGACCTCAATGCTGGAAGGTAATAAAGTCAGCTGGAAAGCCTGGGGCGTTTCCGTCCTGCAGATCATCGAAAAGGTAGCTCTGCAGATGGCGGTGGTAAGCGCGATGGGCGGTGGTTCATCCAGCTCGGGCTTGTTTGGCTCTCTGGCTGGTGGCGTGGCTAGCTATTTCAGCGGTGGCGCCGGTGGCGGTTCGACTCCCTCGGGCCTGTATGACTCTGCGGCTGCTGGCATCAAGTTCAATGCCCTGGGCGGCGTATACGATTCTCCATCACTAAGCGCCTTCAGTAACGGCGTCTACAATTCGCCACAATTCTTTGCATTCTCGCAGGGTGCTGGTGTATTTGCCGAGGCAGGGCCGGAAGCGATTATGCCCTTAACCAGAGCATCTGACGGTTCACTTGGTGTCAGGGCGGTGAGCTCAGGTGTTAATACCGCCTCTGCCAGCAATACCCAACTGATAATCCATGCACCTGTAAGTATTTCGCAGGAAGGCTTTGGCGGCGAGGTGAATAACGCAAATACAGCCAGCACCGCCAGACAGCTTGAAGGTATTGTGCAGAAGACCCTGACTGAGCGCCTGCGAAAAGAAATATCGCCAGGCGGTATCCTTTATCGCCGGACGTGATATTCCGGTTCATTGCGGAAAACATATGGCAATCGATACGTTTACCTGGTGCGTTCGCACCGATGCAAGTGGCTCAACGAATGTGGCCACGCTGCAGGCACAGTTTGGGGATGGCTATAAACAGGTGGCCAGCGCCGGAATTAACACGGCTGCTGAAACCTGGAATTTAACGTGTAGCGGGAAAGTGGCAGCAATGAGGCCGGTGCGGGAGTTTCTTCTTAGCCATGTCATCAAATCTTTCTGGTGGGTGAATCCATGGGGGGAAAGAAAACTCTACCGGGTTAAGGCTGATTCTGTCAGTCCCACATTCCCGAACGGTGGTTTTGTTGAAATATCTTTTGTGTTTGAGCAGGCCTTCGCGCCGTAAATTCCCCGCTCCATTCGATAACAGGCCGCTGATGCGGCCTTTTTTATGGGCCTAATATGAGTTTTTCAGGTGACATCCAGCAACTGCAGCCGGGCCAGCTAATACGGCTAATTGAAATTGACGGTACCGCTTTCGGCATGGATACCGTGCTGCGCTTTCACGCGCACAACATTGACCCCAGAGGTTGGGCTGCGTTCGCTGCTGATAATCTTCCCGCCATCATCTGGCAGAGCCAGCAGTACGATCCATACCCGTACGAGCTAAAGGGCATGGAGTTATCCAGCACCGGCGCACAGCCGACGCCCACGCTATCCGTGTCGAATATCGGCAACTACGTCACTGCGCTGTGTCTGGAATACGACGACATGGTCAAAGCAAAGGTGAAAATACACACCACCCTGGCGAAATACCTCGATGCTGCAAACTGGGCAGCGGGAAACCCGAACGCCAGCCCGGCAGATGAGCGGGTGCAGCTGTTTTACGTCAACGCAAAGACCGCTGAAACACGGATGCAGGTGGATTTCGAGCTGTGTTCACCCTTCGATGTTCAGAACCTGCAACTACCCACCCGGCAAATTACGCCTGTCTGCACCTGGTGCATGCGGGGCTGGTACCGAACCGGCAACGGCTGCGATTACGCCGGAAACCGTTATTTCCTGAAAGACGGCACACCAACGAACAATCCGGCGCTGGACGTCTGCAGTGGTCGGCTGCCTGACTGTGAGGCCAGGTTTGGGGAAGGCAATCCGTTATCGTTCGGCGGGTTCCCTGCGGCAAACCTCCAGGGGAAATAAGCATGCGCAAAAAGTTAATGAAAGCCATTGCTGAGCATGTGGCAGCGGAATATCCGAAGGAAGCGTGTGGCGTCGTGGTGCAGTCCGGACGGGCGCAGAACTACATTCCATGTCGCAACATTGCAGACAACCCGACAGAGGCATTCACGCTGGCGCCGGAAGACAGGCTGGCGGCGGAGGAGCAGGGCGAAATCATCATGATCGTTCATTCTCACCCGGACGTAGTGCAACTGGTGCCGTCAGAGCACGATCGTATCCAGTGCGACTGGTCCGGCGTGGAGTGGGGGATCATGTCATGGCCTGACGGTGATTTTTGCACGCTCTCGCCAAGAGAAGACAGGGATTATACCGGGCGGCGCTGGGTGCTTGGCTTTGCAGACTGCTGGTCGCTTATCCGTGAGTGGTATCAGCGTGAGCACGGCATTGCCCTGGGCAATTACTCGGTGCCGTATGAGTGGTGGGAACAGGGCGAAAACCGCTACGACGATAACTGGCAGGCTGAGGGTTTTTTCGAAGTTGACCCGACGGATATTCGCCCCGGCGACATGATCATGATGCGCGTACAGGCGCAGGTCACCAATCATGCTGCGGTATACCTCGGCGACAACCTCATCCTGCATCATATCACCGGGCAACTTTCGGCCCGGGTGCCATACGGAAAATATTACCGCGACCGCACCGTTCGGGTGGTGCGTCATAAGGAGCTGATAAATGCTGAAAACGTTGATCCTTGACGGGCGCATGGCGAAGAAATTCGGGCGCGTACATCAATTTGACGTGGCGGATCTGCCAGAAATGCTGCGCGCGATGTGCAGCCAGGTGCGGAGCTTTAAGCGCTACCTGTCAGAAGGGCATATGCATGGAATTCGCTTCGCCTTCTTCAACGGTAAGCACAACATCGGCCTTGATGAATTCGATATGACCAATGGATCGGAGGTGTACCGGATTACGGCCATCACCGAAGGTTCAAAGCGCGGCGGCGTATTGCAGATTGTCATCGGTGCGGTTGCGCTGGTGGCAGCCTTCTTTACCGCAGGCGGCAGTCTTGTCGCACTTGGCATGAGCGCAGCCGCTGCCGCAGCGACCACGACAGCGTTAACCGGCCTTGGTCTGAGCATGATGCTTGGCGGCGTGGTTCAGCTGCTCACCCCGCAACCAAAATACAATGTCGGCGCATCTTCCAGCACGGACAATAAACCCAACTACGCATTCGGCGCGCCGGTGAACACCGTGGCAATGGGCTACCCGGTCCCGGTGCTGTTCGGTGAGCGTGAGATTGGCGGCGCCATTATCAGTGCGGGAATTTTCTCCAGCGATCAGCAATAACAACAGGTGAGATATGCGTTTACTGGAAAACGAAACCATTCAGGGCAGGAAGGGCGGCGGGGGCGGTAAACAGCATACGCCGGTTGAGCAACCGGACGATCTGCTGTCGGATGCGAAACTTAAAATGCTGGTTGTGCTGTCTGAGGGGGAGATTCAGGGCGATCTAACCGCGCAGAAAATTTACCTGAACGATACGGCCCTGGCGAACGACGACGGCAGCTATAACTTCACCGGCGTCAAATGGGAATACCGCAAGGGCACACAGGACCAGCCTTATATCCAGGGACTGCCTGAAGTAGATAATGAGCTGTCAGCTAACGTGGCGGTGACCACCACCGTCCCATGGACCCGCCAGTTCAGCAATCTTACCCTTGATGCCGTGCGCATCAAACTCAGCCTGCCCGCACAGTACATGTACAAAGACAATGGCGATATGGTCGGCACCGTCACGCAGTACGCCATTGACCTGTCCACCGATGGCGCAGCATGGCGCACCGTAGTAGACGGGAAATTTGACGGCAAAACCACCTCTGAATATCAGCGCGATCATCGTATCGATCTCCCGGAGGCAACAACAGGCTGGTCAATCAGAGTGCGCCGCATCACAGCAGACTCCACGTCCGCGAAACTGGTGAACGGCTTCAAGGTCTTCTCTTTTGCAGAAGTGATCGACAGCAAACTTCGTTATCCGAACAGCGCTCTGCTTTATATCGAGGTCGACAGCAGCCAGTTTTCCGGCGGCGCGCCGAAAGTAACGTGCAGGCCTAAGGGTAAATTAATCCGCGTTCCGGACACTTACGATCCGGTTACCCGCACCTATAGCGGGACGTGGTCTGGCGGTTTTAAGCTGGCCTACACCAATAACCCGGCCTGGATTTTCTATGATCTGGTGCTGGATGAAATTTACGGCATGGGTAACCGCGTCGATTCCAGCATGATTGATAAGTGGGCACTTTATGCCATTTCTCAGTATTGCGATGAGAAAGTGTCGAATGGCGCAGGCGGCACAGAACCTCGCTTCACCTGCAATGTGTTCATCCAGAGCCAGCAGGATGCCTATACCGTACTGAGCGATCTGGCCGCTGTGTTCCGGGGAATAACCTTCTGGGGAAACGATCAGATATTCGTGCGCGCGGACGTACCGCAGGACGATGTGGATTTTGTTTACCACGCCTCAAATGTGATTGACGGTCTGTTCACCTACGGCAGCGGCAGTTATAAAAACCGCTATTCATCGGCACTGGTATCCTGGTCAGATCCGCAGAACCATTACAGCGACACCGTAGAAGGCGTGTATGACGAAAAACTGGTTGAGCGTTATAACGTAAACCAGATGTCGCTTACGGCGATTGGCTGCACGTCACAGAGTGAGGCGCACCGCCGGGGCCGCTGGGCTATTCTGTCGAACGCGCGCGACGGTACCATTTCTTTCGGAGTGGGGTTGGATGGCTACATTCCGTTACCGGCGGAGATCATCGGTGTGGCTGACCCGTTCCGCGCCGGTAAACAGAACGGCGGTCGCATCAGCGCGGCCAGTGGCCGAAACATTACCCTTGACCGGGCCGTTGACTACGCAGCAGGTGACCGGCTGGTGGTTAACCTGCCTGACGGGTCGGCGCAGACCCGCACCATTGGCGCTGTCAGCAGTGACAAGAAAACGGTGACCGTGAATACTGCATTCAGCCAGCCACCGGCGGCGGGTGCGGTGTGGGCCATCGACAGTGACAGCCTGGCGATTCAGTATTTCCGTGTGACCTCCATCAGTGCGAACGATGACAGTAACGGCGGCTTTACCATTACTGCCGTACAGCACGACCCGAACAAATACCGGTACATCGATGATGGTGTGCGCATCGACCCGGCGCCGATCACCGTCACCCCGATCAGCGTAATATCCGCACCGAAAAACATCATCATCACAGAGGTGGATCATGTTGCCCAGGGGCTGAACGTTGCGACGATGAATGTCACCTGGGACAAGGTGGATGGCGCTATTCGCTATATGGCCCAGTGGCGCAAGGATAACGGGGACTGGATCAACGTCGCCGTCACAAGTGCGCAGGGCTTTTCAATTCAGGGCATTTATACCGGCAGCTATGACGTTCGTGTTCGCGCCATGAATGCCCAGGAGTCTTCTTCTCCATGGGGCTACGCTGATACTACTTATCTGACCGGCAAAACCGGTAAGCCAGGCACGCCGCAGAATCTTCTGGCAACGGATGATGTTGTGTGGGCGATTGATCTAACGTGGTCCTTCCCGGATGGATCGGGTGACACGTCCTATACCGAGCTGCAGCGCGCCACGACGGACGACAAAGCCAACCCTGAGCTGCTGGCGCTGGTGCCATACCCGGCAGTCAGTTACCAGCACGGCCCCATGCCTGCAGGAGTGCGGCAATGGTACCGGGCGCGACTCGTAGACCGTATTGGGAATGTCGGCGACTGGACTGCCTGGGTTATGGGTACCTCGTCTATTGATGTCAGTGCCATCACCGATGACATTCTGAATGACATGAAAGAATCGGAAGTATTTAAGGACCTGATAGAGAACGCCGTAGACAGCAATGAAACTATTGCCGGAATGGTGACAGATATTCAGGAAAACGCCGATCAGCTTGAGCAACAGGCGTTACAAATCCAGCAAAACTCCGATGGCCTTTCAAAGGCTGAAGTAAAAATCGATGAAATCAGTCTCTCAATGGATGGGATGACCGGCGGGGTCAAAAACTCCTCAATTGCCGTGATCCAGAACAGCCTGGCGCAGGCGACTTCCCGCCGTTCCCAGACTGCCACCAATAACGGCAATGTCGCAAAAATTGATCGCATCGATACCACCATCGCGGATACCAGCCAGGCAGTTGCACGCGCGCTCGTTACGCTGGATGCCTCAGCGGGTGGCAATGTTTCAAACGCGACCGACCTGACTGAAACCTTGGCTGATTTCACACAGGCATCGGCCACGAAAATCAACTCGCTGACGGTGACGGTGAACGGGCAGACCGCTGCCATTAACCAGACGGCGCAGGCGGTGGCAGATGTAAATGGCAACCTAAACGCGATGTACAACATCAAAGTTGGCGTTGCCGCTAACGGCCAGTATTACGCTGCAGGTATGGGCATAGGGGTACAAAATACACCCGGCGGCATGCAATCACAGGTAATTTTTCTGGCAGACCGTTTTGCTGTTACCACGCAGGCCGGTGCCGTTGTATCGCTGCCATTCGTGATTCAGAACGGGCAAACCTTTATCCGTGAGACCTTCATTCAGGACGGCACGATCACCAATGCGAAAATTGGCGCATACATTCAGTCATCAAACTATGTCGTAGGTACCCTGGGATGGCGGATAGATAAGAACGGGACCATTGAGATAAACGGTGGGGTAGCAGGCCAGGGCAGGCTGGTTATTACAAATAACCGGATCATTTCGTATGACCAGTACGGTCGCCTGGCAGCCGTTATGGGGCAGAGAGTGTAATGCAGACATTTATCGCTGGAACCAGCTTTGATGCCATCAACTCGATGGCGGTCAACTATGTGATGGACGTTATCGACATCTCCGGATCGGGAAGCAGAACTTACCCGGCCGGGTGTACTTACCAGGCCAGCCTGATAATCGAAACGGCTGTTTCCGCGCTTCCCACCAATAACCCGTATCAGGTAACCGTGTCCGGGAATATCGTTTCATGGAGCGTGGCGACTCCGGTCCGACTGGTCGTGCTGGCTACGCCAAATACTGGTACCGACAGCAGCTATTTCGGCCAGTCGCTGTATTCATATGACGCCTATGGTAACAAGACGGTAAAGCTGGCTCCGGATTTCGTCCCGTTCTGTCTGGTTGACGTCATAGACGCGCCGCCCGGCGGCCAGCTTATTCAGACACGGATCCCTGTCAGCAATAAAATCGTCACGTTTCACCGGCTGCCGAACGCCGACGGGCGGTTATCGACATCCGTTTATTCGGTGGTGAATTCCAGTGGGTATCATGCATTCTCGTTCAATGCCTCCGGAATAAACCAGACCGGGTGCCGAATTTACGTTTTCTCAAACTATCTGGTGAACATCCCGGACTGGGGGTTTTTCGTTTACCGGGACGGGACGCTGGTCTGGCACAGTAACTGCCTGCCGCTCAATATGGGGCTGATGACCGGCGATCTCGAATCGGCAACGCCGCTGGCGGTGACACCTGGCGTGACATCCGTCGTCTTTATACCCGCTGATCCGGCATCGCCAAAAAGCGGCGGCTATCTGAACTCCAGTTGTTCTGCCGCCGGATATAAAAACGGGGTGTGGCAGGCGACGATAGCGAACGTGTTTTCAAGCCGCATAATCTCAGGACAGGAGGCCGATGCAGTAAAGCCATGGGCTATTCGTGGCTATGTCGGTTACATAGACTGCAGTATCTACGACCAGTACTACCCCTATGCGCTCGGGCTGGTTTAATCCGTCTTACACAACATTGCATACACAACCCGCTTCGGTGGGTTTTTTATTGTCCGGAGAAAATATGATTTATAACGCAGGTACAATCTCTTTCAGCGGGAATACGGTTACAGGGAACGGGACCAGCTTCACTTCGCCGTCCAGTCAGATCCATATCGGCCAGACTCTGATTGTGGCATCCAACCCGGTGCAGCTCGTTCAGATAACGGCCATTAACAGCGCCACTTCCCTGACCGTTACGCCTGCAGCATCACCGGCTGTTAGCGGCCAGCGTTACGGTATTCTGGTTACGGACAGCCTGTCAGTTGATGGCCTTGCACAAAGCATCTCCCAGCTCATTAACGAATATGATGAAAATATCGGAGCTTGGGAGGCCTTTGCCACTACGAACGCCAACCAGAATGTAACAGTCACCATCAACGGCCAGAGCGTAATCATTCCTGCGATGGGTAAGTTGCTGCAAAAAGGGAGCAATGGCGCGCTGGCAGTTAAAGACGGCGGTACCGGTTCAAGTGATGCGGCAGGCGCTCGCACAAACCTCGGTTTAGGAAAATCAGATGGTGTGACTTTTACGAACCTGGATCTCAGATTTGTGGGACCTAACTCTGGCATCTTAACGCTTAATCAGTTAGCAACTGATTCAAGCGTTGCCGGGAGTAGTCGTTTTTATCACGAAACACAGTCAGGAGTTCACAAAACCACTATCCATACAGCCGGTAACGCGAAAAATAATTATGTGCAGATATCAGAAGATGGTGATCTTACAGGTATTCGTAACTCTAATGGTCTGAACTTCTATGCAGGGGAACGTGGTTTTCGTGGTAATTGCGGTCAAACTGGATGGGGTGGAGAAAGCGAGCCTAGTAATGTTCCTTTCTTTGCAAATATAGTTAGAGGTAATGATGGTGGATGGACGCCAATAGTATCTGGTGGTTCAATTGCTACGGGCGGTTATCAAACTCATACCGCTTTCGGAGCAATTGCAAATGGCGCCACAACGTGGGCGAGCGCCGCTATAAAGATTTTAGGGGATAATGTTTATCACAGGGCCTTTATTTTTACTCATAACGGAGACATTTCTACATGGGGGCAAGGCGCAAATTTAGAAGGTAACTATATTTTCCAAAAGGCAGCTAGTTCTGACCGGGATATAAAGAAAGATATTGAGTATACAAAAGGAAAGGAAAGCTATGATCGTGTCATGCAATGGCTACCTACCTCATTCAAATATAAGGGATCTGAAATACAGCGTTATGGCTTAATTGCGCAGGATTTGGCTAAAGTTGACCTCGAATACGTTAAGCTGGTTCCCGGAAGACCGGTTATGGAAACGGTAATGAAATACAGCGATCAAGAGGGTAAGGAAATACCTGTCTCAGTTATTGTTGATTACCATGATGATACATTAGCTCTCGATACAAACGTTATGTTAGCAGATATGGCCTGCGCTATGGTCTACATGGGAAACAGGCTGGAAGAAATGGAAAAGCAGATAAATTTATTACTAAATAAATAATCGTTTTTTCTTAAGGCACATCCCTCGCACTGACTACTGTTCGCTTATATTTTTATTTAGCGAAGATTTAACCGGCATTTTTAGGCGCAGGTCAATCCATCTACCATCAGGTATATCCATAGGCTCACCAGCGACAATCATTGCAGAATCAATATCGAACCTGCGCCTGAATACGGATACGGTGATAGTGTCATCATCGTCAGTTGATGTTTCAACAAAACACAGGCGGTTGCCGTTTACATCCTGTGGACCTCAATAGTCCAGCCGTCATCGTGAAGTCTGAGAGCACCGTAAAGCCTGTAGATACCGGTAGCCACCCTTTCAGCAGTCGTCCCTTCTGCCTCATCATTAAAGGTTAGGAAACCGTTAAGAGTGAGATTGTCCAGAAACCCGGTTGGCATTCTATCCGGATCGCTTACCAGCCTTACAACCGGAGAGCCATTTTTAATAAACCTGCTACCGTCGACCCCGAGCTTTACTAAAACTAAACCCGGCGCGATGCAGCGGAATACATAAATTTATAAAAAACTAAAGTCGTCCATTGATTTTTTGATTGTCCAGTAAAACATCTATAGCCGTTTGCATAGCAATTTTATTATCGCGACGCATCTGTTTTACCTGGATTACCTGCAGGTATTCAAGCAAGGTTCGCGTGTTAAGCGGGCGCCCGGTTTTAGCAACCTCAAGGATTGCATTGCCAAGGATAACTTTTACTGGCGGGAGCTGGGATGGGTACCAGTCCAGGGTGTCCTCAGATTTCAT